TTCTTGCGATCTCATTCAACTGCTCATGGAAATCAAAATCAATTTTATCAAGGTCTATGCCTGATATACGAACTTTCATTACGACTTCTCTAAGATATTCAGAGCGAACTGCTCCCCTTCTTTAGCACCCTGCTTGATCTCGTCGAGATGTTCATTAAGAAACGCCTCGCCCAAGCCAACCAGATAACCTTCTGGGTTTTGTAATAGTTCGTCCATATTGATGGCATCCAAGATCAACTCAGAATCATCAATGATCTGTTGTTGTAGGTCATCAATCTTATCCAGATAACTATGTACCAACTGAGCCAAGCTGTCTCAACCCTCCAAAGACAGGTGCTTGTGGTGCTTGTGCTTCAGCCTGAGTCTTAGTCTCAGCCTGTGCCTCGCCAAGCCGTTCATCTATCTCGCTGTCATCCATATCGGGATTATAATGCCTGAACCAATCCTTCTTTGTAGCCAGACCATTCGACCACTTCCACTCCCATTCTTCTCTCTCCTGTTGAGGAGATAGGGGTATGTGCGGCTCTGAGAAATTGCAATTATATTCATCGGTTACATTAACCCCATTCGTTTCCAGTATTGCTCTATCCAGTTCAAATCTTTGGTTCTCAAACTTCCTCCACCGCTCAAAGTCAGCCATGACAGCTTCGGTGAGATCAACCTCAAGGATACGCTGATGCTCTCCTGATGTAGAACCCGCATCACTACCCCATTTGACTTTGAGATGTAAGGCGTGGGCTGTTGTCTCCACCACCCATTTCATGTTATCCCTGATCTCATTTAGCGATCCCGATGGGCTGACGATCTGGTAATTCGCTCCTTCTGGTAGGACTAATAATTTCGATACGTCCATCTTGATTCGGGTCGCTTCATCGACTCCCGTTAGAACACTTTGTCCCAGAGATTGATACATATTGCCAAGCGATAGCTGAGTGCCGAACACGTTGTAAAGCTGATTGGCGTTTGCTACCATGATCCCATTACCTGTTCTCCACCATTCATTCCCTATCATAGAATAGAGATGGCTGAAAACTATCGGCATAACACCCATCGGATTAATATCTTGATCGTTCACATGAATGATCCGTCCACCCTTCAGCATCTTGAAATGTGTTTCGTCAGACCAGAATACCCACTCCTGTTCATTCTCCTTCGCCCGTCCATGACTGAACAGGGGATAGACCAGACCAACAGGCTTCGGATTATTAGGGACAAATAACGGCTCAAAGTCTGTTAAGATATGTGAGTCCAGTACCCCTTTATCCTCATCATAGAAGCGAAGCATGGCAATACTCCCGAGCAGTCCCGTGAGCCTATCCATCTCCACCATATCCTGATCTAAGTCCCCAATTATATCGAGGTACTTGTCATCAGCCTTCCGCTCTGGTGTGGTCTTATATGAAATGAAACGACCATCAATCAGCTTCTTGGTGATATTGACCGCCATAGGCGGTGCGTATTTGAGTGCATTACTATCGAACCACTTACGGGTCTCCCCCTCCAGATTCACGCCCTCATAGTAGTTCATCGAGTTGATTCTATCTTCTCTTTCCCTAACATGAGACTCATCTATCCAGTTCTTTATACTTGCTACAATCGCCTGTTCGCTTAAATCGGGAATAACCATCTACCAATACCTTTGTACTTCAATCGCCTCCCGTTTAACGATCGGAAACCTGTTAATAAAAAAATATCTCACCGCATCCATGCCATGATCGTGTCGCCCATCCTTGAGTGGGTCGTCCTTAAGCATTTGATTCTCTCTCTTCTCAGGATAGCGGTAGTTCTCAAAATCTTCTATAATGCCTTTGCACTTGTCCGAGACGAATAGCCTTGTCTTCCCTTCTGCGTTCTCGAGATACGATCTAACCAGATCAACACCTGAAGCGACGGAGCGACTGACCTTGTCCTTTCTAAATCGCGGAAAGATGCCCTTTCTCTTAAAGATTTCAACGTCCCCGAGTCCTGATGTTGATTGGACTCCCGCACCTGCGGGGTCGCAATAGACGTGTAGAACGGGGTAATTCTTTGCAAGAATCCTATCAGCCAACTCTTCAGTCTTGATGTTGGTGTCGTGGATGATCTCATCTATGATGTGAATCTCAACGTCCCCATCCACCTTGCCAACCTGTAGCCAAGCAACAGAGGGCATACGGAAACCAAAATCAACAGAGCAATAAGTCTCCCAATCAGGGTTGAAATCATATCGACCAACGTGTACGTTTCTATCGAAGGGATAGACCTTTCCCGCAAATGAGGTGAACTGTGCAAGGTACTCCTGTTCAAAGGTCTCTTTGGTGAGTTCGTTCTTGAGGTCATTTATGTTATCCCTGAAGTACCTCGAACTTGTACTGGCGTGTTGCCAAGAGTCCCATTCTGGATAATCATCAGAGATGCCTCTCGAGTAGAGATCATATAACCAGTTGTATCCCCGAGGGGTTGACACGAATAACGCCCATCCTTGTCGGTCTGCGAGAGTGGGTCTGAGGTATTGCTCCCAAATAATTCTTGAAATAAGAGCGGCTTCATCAATGATAAGCCAATCAAGTCCCTCTCCGACAAGCCCTGTATCGGGTGAGTCGGCTGACTTGATCCAGACCTCTGCATTATTGATGAACTTGGCATAGAACAGTTGTCCGTTGATGACCTTCTTGGTGACTGTGGGGAGTTTGTATCTGAGGATAAGGTTTTCGTGAATCTCCCTGCCAATCTTATTAGCCAACTCATAAGAAGGTGCAACAATCCACCCACGACTATCTTCAGCAAAGATCGCCATCTCCGCTTCTCTTGCCGCTCCAAATGATTTTCCACTACGTCTGCCCTGTATGTTTACTCGAAATCTTTTTTTGCTGTTATGGATATTCCATTGGATAGACTCAGGCTCATATCCTATCCGCTTGAAGTAATCAGCTTTCAGGCTTGTATGCTTCTTTCACGACTTCCTTCCACTCGTCAGAAACATCCACGCTTCGCTCTATCGCCCTGCCCTCCGTCCTGTCAGCGATGAACTGAACCGCCCATCTATCGGTGTGCTTCACTGCCTTGTCATATACCTTATGCAACATGATCTCTCTGTTAGTGAGTCCATCATCATCTACTTCATCCCCCCTTGCATTAAGAATGTCGGCAATAGCTGTTCCCTTCTTTGGTCGCCCATTGGGGTTGCCAGATTCACCCTTCTTAAATGGTCTGCCAACAACTTTAGTGCTGTTTCCTTGCTGTTTTTCAGCAGAATCACTCATTCTCCACTAAAGCCATAGCAAAGGCTTTCTCGATTTTATCTATTAATGTTGACACTTTATTTGAATCAACCTCAAACACATCAAACTCAAGCCTCCAGTTATGTGTAGTCTTGAGGTTCTTAATACCCACAAGCTGAACAAGTAGGGTAATTCCTTCAACTTCATTCTCCATATATTTGAGGTAGCTACCTCGATTGAAGGGTGGTCGGTTTCCCGTCCCTTGAGAATACTATATGACGGTTGTCAAACCCTTACAGGTATAGTGATCTGGCTCGTTCAACACTCTCAGGGCTAACCGAAAGTGTCTGAGCAATTTGTACATCTGAAAAGCCTAAAGTCACAAGATCAGACAATCTTTGGGGATTTACATAATCAAAAGGTGGTTTGGTTCGTTTCCCAATGTCCTCCTCGGGATCACCAAGAGCATGAACATATTCCTGCGTATCTTTGGAATCTCTTTGCGATGAAGTAAAAGAGCATCTTGAGTGATTGGCTTCAACTTTCTGCCAATCCACATGATCCACTAAATCACGATCATAAACATCCTCACCATTTTCGCTTTTGTATTTAGATTCATCATCTGGGTATTCATTGTTGGTTTCAACTATCTTTTCAGCGGTGAAGTAATCCACCCCGTAAGCCTGTTGAATTGCCCCTATTTCCCCACCAATTCCCTCATCTTCATCAGGGACAACATCTGTCATATCAACCATCATGTCTCTCATAGTATAGTGAGAAATGGCACTCTTTTTAAGGGGGGAAAGGCTGTAAGTTAAA